TCATAGACAGGCTGCGTTTGACAAAAACTGATCCCCTCAAGCTCGTACACTACGGGCTCGACCTTCATTACAAACCCTGCGGTAGCAAAGTATTTCTGGACCTGCCCTTCAATCCGACGAACATCACTTGCCTCCCCTACGAGGACACAGTCGTCGCCGTTGTTGAGCAGTCGTACCTTGGACCGGTTAACCGTAACAAGACCATTGGCTTGTAATAACCCATACACTAATGCACACATAATCAAGCAGTTTCCCATAGCCGTGTTCATGTCACCAGAACAACGGCCGCCTGAGACCTTATACCTCAATCCCCCGTCCAAACACCGAACAAACCCAACATTGTGCAGCTGACTCTGCAGAAGGCTGCGCAGCTCGGGACAACGGTAGTAGAGGTCATACACGCGGTGTTCCCATCGCAGTGCAGAACAACCGACGTGCTGGTCGAACCGTGATGCATCCAAGCCTAAGGCACTGGGGGCGTGGAAACTGTCCCATGCTTGGCTAATGATCTCACCCTGTTCGAAGGCGTTGTACCCCTTCATCACAGTAGGGGCACCGAAAACCGCATCAATATCTCTATACAGAAAGTGTTCGAGCTGATGGAGATAGCGTCCCACACAGACGTTATACTCAGGTTTCCGCGGCTGTATTACCCGCGGAACCACCCGCTTGAGCCCTACGCGCAACTTCTCATGTTTAATGAAAGTTGAAAGGTACGCATCGGACCGAAGTGGGCCTCTAGCCTCCACCCTTTCCGCAGCTTTTGTATAAAGGGCCAATTTCCGACCACGGTACGTGCGGGATGGATAATCCCGTAGTGGCACCGGTGTGAGCCTATTGACCTTGTAACTAAGCCGGCGGGTAAAAGCGGAAACGAGAGCATCAAACTGCGCCTGTGGTGGGTCCTCAGGCGCCTCAAACACTGTAGGTCGAATTTGATGATAAAAGACCCGTTCAAGTAAGGCGCAGCGCGCATTACCAACGCTGCTCTTGAACGAGGCGAAACGCGCCTCGCATGCTAAGTGTGGAACAACAAAAAGATCATGGGAAGTGCGACGACCCCCTCCTTCAAGGGGTAAAAGAGACCTACCGCCCTCGCCTGCCAGGAGAATGGATTGGAGCTGGGCACTCACCTGCGTGTCCACTTCCATCTCCCGAACCCGACTCGGGCCTTCTAAAAATTTGGCATCGCGGGTACCCTAAACCACGGGATGATAGACAGCCACTCACCGACCACACCCCTATACAGGGGGATGGTGTGTGTTTCAGAGCAGTACCGCTCCCTATCAGCCACCCTAGGGTCATTCAACGCGCGTGCCAACTCAACCTCGCTAGGGGACGGGGTCAGTGTGAAGAGGACTGCCTTCGCCAGGCAGTCCTGGTAGTAACACTTACGCAGTGACGTGGCATGTTCACCAATCCATGCCGCGCACCGCTGCGTTGCGAGCGTAATGTTCGCCCGCGTTCTGGTGGGATTGCCCATCCGCGCCCGCACCTCCATGCCGCAACGCTTGGCCAACTTGACACAAGGCCCGACGACCACAACCCGAACAACGGGTAGAGCCTCTGCAGCCTTGCTCAAACACCACTGCCTAAGCATGTTAACAAATGCGATCCGTGGGTCATACACCACCATGGCGAGTTCGCTCACTCGCTCTGTCACACCGTCGTCGATGCCATCAACCTTGGAGCAATCCCCCTCGAGCACTCCAGCTGAATCAAGGCCATCGATCGAGTTGTTGGTACGGTAGTTGTGGGCTGCGTACCCCCGTGAGTATATTGCTCCACACCGCTTGGCGATACTAACCGCCATAGGTACAGTGTAGAACCCTGCTATGAGGCCCGCGGACCCCCATAGGAGGGGATGAGTCAGTAATACTTTGGCCGTGTCAGAGACAATAGCTCCGGCTCCAGTCGCCACGATTTGTGCCCCCCTGCTCATCAGAGACACAATACCGCTCCGTATAAGTGATGTAGTCGTCATTACTCATATTAATTGCGACCCCTGCAAGGCAGTGCAAGGGCTGGG